CAATAGTGGAGATTATTATGGTTTACTAAAAATTAATAATCAATCAGATTTTTATTTTAAAGACAGTGATTTAGAATTAATTGTTGAAGAACCTGAAATTAATATTTATGGATTAGAAATAGGTGATAAATTACCTCAAAAAGTAATTAAAGAATGGGGTAATCAAGGATTAAATTATTATGGATCATCAAAAATATGGGAAAAAAGAATAGGTCAATTTATAAATGATAGAACTATAGAACATTTTAAAATAATTGATGAAATAGTTGCTTTTAAAGTTAGTGGTACTGATAGTGTATATCTTAAAGCTGAAGGATTTAAAGAATTTATGGATAATTTTGATAAACCAAAGTTACAAGTAAATAAATGGTATAAATGGTTTTGGAAACTTAATTATTCTAAAATTACTTATGGTAAAATAGATTCTATTGGTTTTGATTGTTTTAGTGTTTCTGAAGGTATTCATTATAATAACTATAGTAAAATAAATGGATATTATTTTAATGATTGTGAAAATATAGAATTACTAACAGACTTATCTGAAATTCAACAATATTTACCTGAAAGTCATCCTGATAAAATTATACCAATTTCTAAAACTTTAAAAAATCCTTTAATTAAAGATTTTAATGAATTAGAAGAAGGTGGTATTTATTATGTTAAATTAGATAAATCTGAATTTATATTTGAATTTTCACATTATGACTTAGATAATGGTTCTGGTGAAATTCTTGGTTTTTATGATTCTTGTGGTTTAGATTTGTCTAGAGATACTTTTTATGATTATGTTTGTGAACCATTATCAGTTTATAATATGATTGTTCTTAGAGATGCTACTGAAGATGAGAAAAAATGGCTTATTACTTGTAAAAAAGAAAATACATATATTGAAAAATCTTCAGCTATTTTGAAATACAATTTAAATAATAATCTTAAAAATATAAATTCTTATAAAGAATCAAAAGATGAAAACCAATTTTTCAAAATAAAAACTAAAAATAGTTTATTGGATACTTCTATTGAAAAAGTTCCTACAATAACAACTGAATTAAAACAAAAATCAAAAACAATTAAATTTTAAAAACATGGGTAAAACTAAAGTAACCTCATTTGTAAATCAATTTTTAGCTTATGTAAAAGGTGATACTGCACAAGTACAAGCTGAAAAAGTATTTCGTCAAGCTCAATCAGCTTTAAATGTATCAATTTCTAGTTTAACAGGTGATACTGTTAATTTTGAAGATGCTATTACTGAAGCTGAAGAAAATCTATTAGCAGCTAGAATCAATAAAGGTCTAGCAATTACTGATAGATCAGTTTATGTATCAAATTTATTATCTGCTAAAAATAAATTAACTACAGCAGAAGAAAATTTAGAAATGCATAATCAAAAACTTAATTTTTTGAAAGAAACTTTATCTGCATTAGAAAAAGAAGAAAGTCCTATTGAAAGAACAGAAGTTTAATAGAAATTAAAAATTGGTTTTAAAACCTTTAAGAGTAGTATAGGTTAAACTCTTTTTTATTAATTTATTAAAAATGGAACATACTTTTTACATAGAATCTTTAGATTTAGCAAATGATTTTGAATTTTATATTTTAAATTATCAAAGTATAAATTATAAAAGACAAGTTAGTAATTATTTTTATGAATTTACTATTAATGAATCTTCTAATATAATAGATAAAATAAATAAAAATCTATATGATTTAAAATCTAGAAACAATTATTATTTACCTACAACTTTAAATACAATTAGAAATGTAACTTTAGAATTTATTAGAGAAAAACGTAGAATAGAATCTTGTAGTTGGGGTAATTATTATAGTATGAGAGTAATTACTGATAATTGGGATGATAAAGTTAAAAAAGAATTTAAAACTATTGGTGTAAAACCTCCTAAGAAAAAATATCATATAACTGATAAACCTAATAAAAATGGTTATTATCAATTATTTGATTATACTAAATCTAGAGCTATTAAAAAGAAAAGTACAGATAGAAATAAATTAGTTTTATATGCTAAATTACATTTAGATTAAAAACTTTGGGGGGTAACGGGTATAGCTCCTGTAATTCAATAATAATAAGCAAATACAGCATCGTCCTCTAAGAGTGTGCTGTTTAAAACTAGGGGATAACTATAGATGGAAACACTGTAGAAACTGGCACTGGAAAATGTGCTATCGCAGACCTTTGCAACTTAGCTATGGCTAATGTTGAAGCTCCTGTACTTGAGCTTGTCTAATTAAGTACAAAACTCCCAAGTCTAATAATCTATTAGGAGTATAATAATATTAAAGATTATTTATGGTTATGAATTAACCTATTCAGCTGGACACATGAAGAAAAATTGTGTACCTAAATTTGTAGAAAGTTATTATTAATTATCAGGAAAACGGCAGTTCGACTCTGCCTACCTCCACTAAATAGATAAATTATGAAAATTGTTAGAATAGGTAATTATGATTATAGAGCTAAACAATGTGGAAAATATCTAAGTGGTAAAGATAAATATTTATATCAATTTAGATTAGTTCTATTTGGTATAATACCCTTATATTGGGATTCATTTTACGGAACTTATAGTTTAAAATTTATTGAAAATGATTTAAAAGAAAAAATGAAAGCTACAGGAGAAATAGCTGAATTAAATTTATAGTTTCTTACTTCTATAAAAAGTAAGTGGTGGATTTTCAATTGGTATAAACCAGTTGGACTCAATAATATTAATTAGATATTGCAGAATAAAGTTCAGGTACTGCATTAATTTATACCTGGTGATTTAGTTATTATATATGCGTAAAAAGGTTCTGACCATCTGTTAAAACAGTATTTGATAGAAATATCAACGAGGACAGTTAGTTGAGTTCTGGCTGTACAGATAAACCACTCAAAGCCTCTATATAAAACTTACAAATCTATAAACAAAGTCTAATTAATATTTTTTTATTTAAACAAGACAATGAAAAAAATAATATTTATTTTAATGACAGGATTATTAATAAGTTGTAATTTAATAAAAGTTACATCAACAGATTTAAAAGATAACAATATTAATATTATTAAAAATAATTACCCTAATGCTGAAATATATAAATTTAATACAGATATAAATAAATATATAGTAATAGATTCAGGTATTATATTTATAGAAATAATACCAAATTATGATAGCATATCAGTTATAGAAACATTAAAAAAAGAAAATTATGAATGAAAAATCTATTCTTTTAGAAAAAGTAAATAGAAAATCTATGATTATAAGAGAATCTGGTAGAAGTACAGATTATATTAGTCCTAGTTTTGGTTATGGTTGTTTATATAATTGTAGTTATTGTTATATGAAAAGAAATAATGCTACAGGTTTAACAATAGCTAAAAACATAGGTGATATATTAACAGCTATAAATCAACATTCATATTTTACAGCTAATGTACAAAAACCAAATCAAACTCATAGTAAATTTATAACTTATGATCTATCTTGTAATGAAGATTTTTGTTTACATGCTAAATATTATAATTGGAAATATATATTTGATTTCTTTAAAACTCATCCTATAGCAATGGGTAGTTTAGCTACTAAATATGTAAATAAAAACTTACTTGAATATAATCCAGAAGGTAAAATAAGAATCAGATTTAGTTTAATGCCTACAAAATATTCTGAATTATTAGAACCTAATACAAGTTCTATATTTCATAGATTACATGCTATAAATGATTTTATAGATGCAGGTTATGATGTTCATATTAACTTTAGTCCTGTAATAGTAACAGATAATTGGTTATTTGAATATGAAAAGTTATTTGAAGGAGTAAATGATTTTGTAGATAATAATAAAAAATCTAAAGTTAAATGTGAGGTAATATTTTTAACTCATAATGCTAATAAACATGAATATAATTTAGCTAATAAATTAACAGGTGAAGATTTATTATGGAAACCAGATATACAAGAAGATAAAATATCTCAATATGGTGGATTTAATATTAGATATAAACATAATCTTAAAAATCAGTATATTAAAGAATGGATTGAACTACATGATAAAATTATTCCCTGGAATACAATAAGATATATATTTTAAACTTTTAAATAATTAAACTCATGATAAGAATAAACAATATAGAATTTAAAAAATACAATTCTACTAAAACAAAAAAACCTTTGTATGAAATAATTAAATGGGAATCTAATCCTTATTATGATAAAAAACTAGAATATTTTAAAGAAGGTTATAAAGTAAATCATGAAGGATGGGGTTTAACAAAAAATGGTCATACTATTGATATAGAATTTTTTAATACTCGCGAAACTTGTTTTGTTATAGCTTTTATAGAAAAAGACAGTGAAAGTTGGGAACTTAGAAGTGTTGGAGAAAGACTATTAGATTTAACACCTGAAGAATGGGATGATTTTCATCAAGTTTATACATTAGGACAAGCTAAATTAAATAAAAATGCAAAAACTGTCATTTCTAAAAGCATTTAATTCACCATTCAAGAGACCTAAACTTAAATGGTATTGTGGTAAAACAGCCATAGGTACTCCTTATTTTTATCCTAGAAAATGGGTAAAAGGTACACCAAAATTAATTCATGAAGCTGTATTAAAACATATACAAGAAGAAGAAAACTATAATAAACTTAATCCTAAGTATGCTCGTAAAATAAAATCTTATGATGAACTTTATGAAGAAAAGAAAAATTATCTTTATGCAGTTCCTAAAAAGATAGGATTTGATTTTGTTGGCTTAGGTTATAAAACAAAATGGTCAGAAACTGATTATAGATTTGAATGGTCTCCAATGTTTTCATTTGTATTTTTTGGTTATCAAATAGCTGTAATGTTTATTGTACCTGATAAATCTCATTATTGGGAAGCTTGGTTATATTATGAACTTAATACAGATAAAACTAAATCTAAAAAAGAAAGAATTGAACAATGTAAAAAAGAATTTTCTTTAAATTACACAGTTCATTTTCAAGGAGTAGAAACTAAAGTAGATTATTATGATACAGTATTAAAAACTAAATATAAATGCAAATCAAACTTAAAACTTGATATATGAAAATTAAAGAAATAAAAAGAAAAGAAA